CATCTTCACAGCTTCAAATTTTGTTGATCAAGAACGACAGTCAACCAACATGAGCGAACAAAAACGTGTAAGCCTCGAAGGGCGCAAGCTCTTCATTGGTATTCCAACCTACGACGGAAAGCTAAGCATCAAGCTGGCTTACACGATAGCTCAGCTCATGCCTAAAGCATTGAGCATGGGACTCTCTGTGCAGTTGGCCCACGTGTCTGGGTGGTCCATCATTACGATGGCGCGCAACATGTTGGTGGATCAGTTCCTTAAATCGGACTGCACAGAGCTTCTCTTTATCGACTCGGACGTGCTTGCTACGGCAGACGACATCCTCCGGTTGATGGCCCAAAGCGGCGACAAAGACATTACGGCTGGCTCTTACCCACGCCGTGCAAAAGACAAAAAGTTCTTCATGGACCTGTACTTCGACGAGAACAATGAGCTCGTGTTCGATGAGGCCATGATGCGCATCCAACGTGTTGGTACAGGGTTCATGTTGATCCGACGTAACGTGATCGAGGCGATCGCAGACAAGTCCGAGAAGTACCTTGGCCAAGACGGTATTGGCGAAGTCGCCAACGTATTCGAATTCATGCTGCTAGACGGCAAGTTTGTTGGTGAGGATTATGCTTTCTGTGACAAGGCCCGTACATTAGGCTACAAGGTCTGGCTCGATGTCGAGATCAGCCTGCCTCACGTGGGGCAAGAAGAGTTCACCAACAACTTCTACCAAGAGGTATTGATCCCCTTGTTAGACGAGCAGCGTCGTAATAAACTGAAGGTGGCCAATGGATAATACCGTCTGGAGCGCCATCCTCTCATTCGTTTCAGCTTTGATTCTGATGTGGGTCAACAGCGTGAACAACGAAAACAAACGCCTGGGCATCCTACTTAGCAAGACCCGCGAGGAAAACGCTGAGAAGTATGTGACAAAAGTTGAAGTCCATAGTGACATCAATCGCGTACTAGACCGTATTGATCGCCTCGAGAATAAAATCGACTTGATCATTCGGGAACAGAAGAATTCAACTAACTAAGGAGGCCACATGGCTACTACAAAAATGGGCAAGCCCACAATGAAACCCGGTATGAGCACTGCCAAAGACGGTATGAAAAAGCCTACTCCTATGGCTGATACAGCTATGGGTATGAAAAAAGGTGGCATGCCTATGAAAATGAAAGACGGCAAAAAAGTGCCTATTTTCATGGCTAAAGGTGGTGGTATTGAGTCTAAGGGTAAAACCAAAGGCAAGATGATTACCATGAAGAGCGGCGGCAAAACCTGCTAATTTAGGAGTCTCAAATGAGTCCAGCAGAAAAACAAGCACGGGAAGAAATGGCTGACCGCAAGATGAATACGGCTACTGAAGCCGCGTATACAAAGTCTTTGCGTAATACCGAATATGCTCCCGAAAAGAAAGACCCGCGTGACGCAGTTCGTGGTCAGCGTGGTTACGCTAAAGGTGGCTCTGTTGGCTCGGCTTCTAAGCGTGCTGATGGCTGCTGTACCAAAGGTAAAACACGCGGAAAGATGGTGTAATCATGTTGGCATCCCGTGGTATGGGCGATATCCGCGCCTCTAAGATGCCCGGTGCAAAGAAAAAAGCACGTCGGGATGACACTGATTTCACCCAGTACAAAGCGGGTGGTAAAGTAAACGCCGCTGGCAATTACACGAAACCTAGTCTTCGTAAGCGGATTGTGTCTCAAGTAAAAGCCGCAGCAACGCAGGGTACTGGCGCAGGTCAGTGGTCAGCGCGTAAAGCTCAGCTAGTTGCCAAGAAGTACAAGGCGGCTGGCGGGGGTTACCGAGATTGAAAGCGCCTCAAAAATCATTGAAGGATTGGGGCGACCAAAAATGGAGAACCAAAAGTGGTAAAAAATCTTCTGACACAGGTGAAAGATACCTTCCTGCTGCTGCGATTAAAAGTCTCAGTTCAAGTGAGTATGCTGCGACAACGCGTGCGAAACGTGCTGGCAAAAAAGCCGGAAAACAATTCGTAGCCCAACCTAAAACGATTGCAAAGAAAACAGCAGGCTTTAGATAATGGCTTCTACCTCAGGACTCTCTACCTTTAACCTAGACTTCAACGAGATCGTTGAGGAAGCGTATGAGCGGGCGGGTCTTGAGGTTCGTACTGGCTATGAGTTTCGTACCGCACGCCGATCCTTCAACATGCTTACGATTGAATGGGCTAACCGTGGCATCAATTTATGGACTATTGAGCAAGGCCAATTCGTAATGAATACGGGGCAAGGCGTCTATGCTTTGCCTAGTACTACGATTGATCTGTTGGATCAGGTTATTCGCACGCAGGCTACTACGCCTAACCAGATTGATATCAACATCAGCCGTATCTCTGAGTCAACGTACTCAACACTACCAAACAAGCTGGCTCAAGGTCGTCCTATTCAAGTATGGATTAACCGACAGTCTAATCAAAGCTATTTGTCCACTGCAACAGTGGCGGCAACAGTATTGTCAACAGATACAACTATTACCCTTAGTTCTACAACAAGCCTACCAGCTACAGGATTTATCACAATTGACTCAGAAACAATCTACTACGCTAACGTCAGCGGTAATCAACTACTTAATTGTTATCGTGGTCAGTACAACGGCGTCACTAATACAACTGCCGCTGGTCATGCAATTGGTGCAGCCGTAACAGTCAATAACCTCACGTCTGTGAACGTGTGGCCTACCCCCAACGCCCCCGGGGATCAATACGTGTTTGTCTACTGGCGCATGCGCCGCATGCAAGATGCTGGCAACGGTGTCAATATCCAAGACATCCCATTCCGGCTGATTCCTTGTATGGTGGCTGGGTTGGCCTATTACGTTGGTTCTAAGCGCCCTGACGTGCCTATGGAGCGTATTGTGATGCTTAAATCTGCTTACGAAGAACAGTGGATGTTAGCGTCACAGGAAGACCGTGAGAAGGCTCCTGATCGTTACGTTCCAAGACAGTCGTTCTACAGGTGATGTATGCCAAGTAGATACGCTTCAGGTAAATATGCAATTGCTCAGTGTGATCGCTGTGATGAGCGGTACATGCTTAAAGACCTGAAGAAAGAGATTATCAAGACGCGCCTGTTTAATTTAAAGGTGTGTCCTGAGTGTTGGGATCCTGATCAGCCTCAGTTACAGTTGGGTATGTACCCAGTGGATGACCCACAAGCTGTACGGGAGCCGCGTCCTGATGTAAGCTATACGCAGTCAGGTACTAATGGCTTGCAGATTTTATTAACTAATAGCACTGCTGTTGACGGATTTGGGTTTCCAAGCCAAGGCAGCAGGGATATTCAGTGGGGTTGGAATCCCGTTGGCGGGGCGCAAGGTTTTGATACTGCATTAACACCAAACTACTTGTTGTTAGGCGTACAAATTGGTACAGTAACCATACAGATAGGAGCTTAATATGGACAAAGCGGATTTGAAACAAGACAAGAAGATGATAGCTGGAGCCGTGCATAAGCACGAGAAGAAGCTGCATCCCGGTAAACCTATGACTAAGTTTGCCAAAGGCGGCAAAACAAACGCTCAGATGAAAACTCTGGGTCGTGGTTTGGCTAAAGTAGCTAACCAGAAAAAGTCTTCCTTCACATATAAAAAAGGAGGCTAACATGGCCACTTTTAGCAAAAAAATGATGGGCAAAGAAGTTGGCAGTGCTGAAGTTTATGCGCCGCCACACACCATGACCGGTGAAAAAGTTGAGCTTGGTAATGGCTACAGCGGTGCTAAGCCTACTCGCGCAGACTCGGTAAACATGTCTGTTGGTAACATCAATCGTGATGGCTACAATCCTGATGTAAAGACAACTGGTATCAAAATTCGTGGTACAGGTTGCGCTACTAAAGGCACGATGGCACGAGGCCCGATGGCATGAATTACACCCAGCTCAGCGCTAACATTCAAGCGTATACTGAGAACACGGAGTCTAACTTCGTGGCGGAGATTCCTGTCTTCGTGCAACAGGCTGAGCAGCGTATTTACAACTCTATGCAGTTTCCGTCCATTCGCAAGAATGTGACAGGTTTTGTTAATTCAACAACACCATATCTAGCATGCCCGTCAGACTTTTTGGCTGTGTATTCCCTAGCGGCTATTGACGGCACTGGGGCGTATGAGTATTTGCTAAACAAAGACGTTAACTTTATTCGCCAATCGTACCCTAATCCAAATACCGATAAAGGTATTCCCAAGTACTACGCTTTGTTTGGCCCCCAAAGTAGCGCTGTCAACGAATTAACTTTTATTGTCGGGCCAACACCAGACGACGACTATACGGTTGAGCTTCACTACTATTACTACCCACCATCTATTACTACCAATCAAACTTCCTGGTTAGGTGACAATTTTGATTCTGTACTACTGTACGGATCGCTTGTTGAGGCTTATACTTACATGAAGGGTGAGCCAGATATGATGGCGTTGTACAACCAGAAATTCATGGAAGCTCTTGCATTGGCTAAACGTTTGGCTGACGGCATGGAACGTCAAGATGCGTATCGTTCTGGTCAATTCAGACAACAGGTGACATAACATGACTATTGCTCAAACAGCAACGACCAGCTTTAAAGTTGAACTGCTTCAAGCGGTCCACAACTTTGGCCCAACGTCGCCTAATACATTTAAAGTAGCGTTATACACAGCAGCGGCAAACATTGGTACAACTACTACTATCTATACAACTTCTAACGAAGTAACCGGTACTGGGTATACGGCAGGTGGTAATACGCTAGTGATATCTGTATCTCCAACTTCTGGAAACAATACCGGCGGCATCCCAACTGCTTTTGTTTCGTTCAATAATTCAAGTTGGACAAACGCTACCTTTACAGCCAGAGGCGCTTTAATTTATAACTCTACACAAGGCAACAAGTCAGTAGCAGTTTTAGATTTTGGCGCAGATAAAACTGTAACCAACGACACCTTTCAAATCATTTTCCCAACTGCCACTGCGAACAGCGCCATCGTGCGCATATCTTAAGGACTTATCATGAGTACAGAAACATCAAAAGCCCAAGACCAAGTGTCAGCAAGCTTGACTGCAAACAAAGGAGCCGCTGAGCGCGTAGGTGCTGGCGGTGTATTTATCGTTACTTGCGTGGGCGCTGACGGCGTTGAGAAGTGGTCTGACACTTTCCACAACTTGGTTGTGAACGAAGGCTTGCAAGACATGAACAGTAAGTATTTTAAGGGCTCTGGTTACACAGCCGCTTGGTACTTGGGTTTAGTTCAAGGCCCTGGTTCTGGCACAACTTACGCCGCTGGTAATACACTAGCTTCCCATGCAGGTTGGACTGAGCTTGTTCCCGGTACAGCTTACACAGGCAACCGTATTGCCGTTGTGTTTAACGCCGCTTCTCCTACATTGGCTGATCCTTCAGTGGTTAGCAACTCTGTTGCTCCATCAGTATTCCCTATGCTGGTTAACAGCACTGTAGTAGCTGGCGCGTTTTTAACTACGGCAGCTACGGGCACTTCAGGCGTGTTGTTTTCTGCTGGTGACTTTACTGGCGGCGACAAAACTGTTGATGCTGGTGATACATTGAACGTCACTTACACGTTCTCTCTTGACGCAGCCTAATAAGGTAGCGCGGTGTTTGGAGATGTCACATTTGCCCAAGCACCCTTCGCCGCTCTAGGCGGGGCTACAGTGTTGTCGTCTGTAAGTGAGGCAGCTACGGCTGCCGATTCTGTCGAGCAAGAGACTCGCGCAGGCGCTTTGATTCTAGAGTCACTCGCAGCATCCGAAACATTTGTTAGTTTAAATAACATCATGACTGCGGCTCGGGCTGAAACAGCTACAGCCACAGATACGCCAGCAGCCGCGCCATCAAACTTCTTAGCTTCTAGGTCAGAAACGGCAACAGCAACAGATACACCAGCAGCAGCGCCATCAAACTTTTTGGCATCACAGGCGGAGTCCGCTACGGCAGCAGACGCACCATCGGCAACGGCTAATTTGTTAGCGACGCTTGCAGAAGCCTCAACAGCAAGTGATGAAGTTAATGGTAGTCGTGGTTTCTTTGTGACTATTACTGAATCCGCAACGGGATCAAATACGCAAAGTACTACTGTTCTGTTTGTTAGTAGCATACAAGAGTTGGCTAGCGGCCTAGATGCGTATGGCAAAGTAAAAGACGCAAACGTATACCCTAACGGCGTACAGTTAACTGTATCTATAGGACAAGTACTTGTGTGGGGCACAATACCAACTGATCAAACACCTCCAGCGCCTGACTGGACAGACATACCGACTTAAGGATTTATTATGGCTTTAGTATTAAAAGATCGGGTCAAACAAACCGCGTCAAATCCCGGTACAGGCACAATCACGTTGTTAACTACAACCGCAGGCTTCCAATCATTTTCCGCAGTGGGTGATGGAAATACAACGTATTTTGCTATTGTAGACGCGGCCTCAGGCGCGTGGGAAGTTAACTACGGCACATACACAGCTTCTGGTACAACACTAACCCGCAACGCTACACCACTGTCTTCTTCTAATGGCGGAGCTTTGGTTAACTTTACAGGCACAGTTGATGTGTTTGTTACGTACCCATCCTCAAGGTCGGCATACCAAAACGAAGCGGGAACACAAGTAGTTCAAACCGCATTTGGTGCAATTACAGCTACGTCTGCGGCACTGACTACTGGCACAATTACAACTGCTCCAACTACCAATACAGATATTGTTAATAAACAATACGCTGACGCTATTGCATCTGGTATTCACTTTCATGAGGCTGTTGAGTTAGCCACTACCGCAGCGTTGCCAGCTAACACGTACAACAACGGAACCTCTGGGGTAGGTGCAACGCTTACAGCAAACGCCAACGGTGCTCTGTCTGTAGACTCAACGCTCACCGTTGTTAACTACCGCGTTCTTGTTAAGAACGAAGTCACGCAAGCAAATAACGGTGTTTACACGGTTACGCAAGTTGGCTCTGCTGGAACGCCATACATTCTGACTCGTGCTACTGACTTTGACACAGCAGGTTCTGGAGTTGACCAAATTGACGAGGGTGACTTCTTCTTAGTCACTAGTGGTACGGCTAATGCCAATACTGCTTGGGTACAGCAGACTCCGCCTCCTATCGTAGTTGGCACAACAGCAATTGTGTTTCAGCAGTTTGCTGCCCCTATTACTTACACAGCAGGTACAGGACTTAACGAGTCTCCAGCCTATACGTTTAACATTGCTAATACCACTGTTTCGGCCAATACATACGGCTCTGCTTCTGCGGTTCCTGTGTTTGCAGTAAATGCTCAAGGCCAGCTTACATCTGTAACTAATACCAACATAGCCATAAGCGGTTCTGCGGTGTCTGGGGCTATCTCCGGTCAAGCAGGCTCTGTTGCTAATGCTTTAACCTTGGGCACATACCTAACCGGTACAAGCTACAACGGCGGAACAGCAGTTACAGCCACAGTGGATGCGACATCGGCTAATACAGCCTCTAAGGTCGTGGCTCGTGATGCTTCCGGTGATTTTGCTGCTGGTACGATTACAGCAACCTTGTCGGGTAACGCCACTAACGTATCAGGCACGGTGGCTTTTGCCAATGGTGGTACAGGTGAAACCACTCGTCAAGCTGCGATGGATGCACTTGCGGGCGCAACTACTTCAGGTCAGTACTTGCGTGGCAACGGCTCAGATGTAGTGATGTCTGCCATCCAAGTTGCGGATGTACCAACCCTCAACCAAAGCACCACAGGCAACGCTACCACAGCAACAACAGCTAACAACTTGGCTGGCGGTTCTGCGGGTACGATTCCCTATCAGTCAGCGGCTGGCACTACGGCTATGTTGGCTATTGGTTCTTCTGGGCAAGTCCTTCAGTCTAACGGCGCATCAGCACCTTCATGGGTTGCGGCTACAGCGGCGGCAAATAACGGCACACTAACATTGGCTGTGTCTGGTACAGGTTTATCTGGCTCACAAACTTTTACGGCTAATCAAGCCGGTAACGCTACATTTACTGTTACCTCAAATGCAACAAACGCAAATACCGCTTCAACCATTGTTGCCCGTGATGGTTCAGGAAACTTCTCGGCTGGCACAATTACAGCGTCTTTAACAGGTAACGCATCGGGTTCAGCGGCTACATTTACAAGCACTTCTCAAAACTCGCAGTTCAACTCGATTGGTGTTGGTACAGCGGCTTCCGCTACAGCCGGTGAGATTCGCGCAACCAACAACATCACTGCGTACTATTCTTCTGACATTAAGTTTAAAGAGAACGTGCGTAACATCCCCAACGCAGCGGCTACGGCAGCGGCTATTGGCGGTAAGTTGTTTGATTGGAGGGCCGAGTACATTGAAGAACACGGCGGCGAAGACGGCTACTTTATTGTCAAGGCTGACTTTGGTGTTATTGCCCAAGACGTACTGGCTAAATTTCCCGTTGCAGTCCGCACTCGACCAGATGGCTCATTGGCGGTAGACTACGAAAAACTTAGTGCTTTGGCCTTGGCTGCAAATGCAGAACATGAAGAGAGAATTGCCAAACTTGAGGCGCTAGTCGCCACACTTATCAAAGGATAATCATGTCAAGCACGTACTCCGATCTTAAATTTGAGATCATTGAGGTTGGCGGCTCTAGCGGTCAGTGGGGCGGTATTACTAACACCAACATTGGCACTGCGATTGAACAGGCAATTGCTGGTATGGCTACGATTGAAACAGGCGATTTTATTTCTAATGTCGCTACGTTAACTGCTACCAACACTCCTAACGCGCAAGACTTTCGTGCGTTTTGTTTAAATATCACAGCCACATTGAGTGCGGCGGGCACAGTCAACGTTCCGGCAATTGAGAAGCCTTATTTGGTTTTAAATAATTCTGTTGGAGGCTTTGCTGTAACGGTCAAGGTCAGCGGCCTGACAGGTGTGTCAATACCAAACGGCAAGGGTTGCATTGTTTATAACGACGGCACTGATGTTGGCGCAGCGATCACCTATTTGACTTCACTAACACTTGGCACAGACTTGGCGGTTACTGAAGGCGGTACAGGCGCATCAACAGCAGCAAATGCTCGTACCAATCTTGGTGCAACAACTCTTGGCGCTAATCTTTTTACCATTGCAAATCCAAGCGCAGTTACATACCCGCAATTCAACGCAGACAATACAGTCACGTCTTTAACTGCGGCGGGTTTAAGAACAGCTCTTAACGTAACTGAGGGCACGGTTACATCTGTTACGGCTTCTGCTCCTTTGGCTTCTACTGGTGGCACGACGCCCAATATTTCATTGAGTGGTGCTTTACCTACGGCTAATGGTGGTACGGGTAATATTTACGGTATTGCGGTATCCACCCCTTTGCTTCAAACAACAAACTTTAGCATTTCTGAGGTTGGCGGGGTCTTGGTTTTCAAGTACGGCGCTACTACAATTGCCACGATGGACAGCACAGGCAACCTGACCACATTGAACAACGTGACCGCATTCGGTTCAATCTAAGGATTACACATGACACTGAACGCATCTGGCCCACTCAGCTTTGGTGGCGCTACTACAGGACAGTCAATTAACTTGGAACTTGGCGTTTCCGCTACTGCTTTAGCATCAATCAACAGTACGTCTTTTCGTACGTTAGCCAACGTACCATCAGGCCAAATTAGCGTTAGTAACTTCTACAGCAAAAGTAATTCATTTGGCTGGATTTCTTATGTCGACGGTACAGGCAACCTAAGAGCAACCCAAGCCGCTTTTTTTGCCGATGCTTCTGGTAATACATATTTTTCATACAAAGGCGGCACAAGCGCAGACTACAGCGCCCTTGCAAGGTTAGATGTAAATGGCGCTACAGCAACATATACACGGCCATGGGCTGATGATTTCAATTCAGTAGTTGTACCCGCCACAGCCACACTGTACACAGCAGGCGCGGGTAATTTTTGGGCTTGTTCGCGTATTAGCGACTTGAGCAATTACCCCTATGCAATATTAAACAGTAGTTTGGGTTATCAGTCTGGCAAATTTGTTCAAGGAGCCAACTCATACCCTACTAACGTCGCAATAACTCCAGACGGTCGCGCCTACGTTCTAGGAAGATATATTGGCAAACAACAGGAAGCCCGAATATTTTGTTTGGGTTCAAATGGCTCAGCACTTGGAGGTTGGCAATCAACACAGAGTAGTTCGTATAATTCTGCTATTGCTCCACGCACAGATAATGCCGCATATTGGATTTATAAAACTGGTCAGACCATTAACTGGAGCACGCTACCTGCTGGTGGCGGCAATAATTTTGATAATCGACAATCAACGGTTGCTTGGTCAGACGGCGGGTATGCAATTGAATATGCGGGAACAGATTCGTCTAATAATTTATATGCAATAACGAATCAAGGACGTATTTTTAAAATTACTCCAGCCCACAGTATATCTGGTTGTTTTGTTAATACTAGTGAGCAACAAAGTAGAATATCTGTATATGGCTCATTTATTTATGTGATGACTACAAACAGTTCTTATAACGCTTGTAATCTATATTGTTACGATCAGTCGCTTACCCCACAATGGAAAAACACTTTTACATTTAGTAACAATAATTGCGCTACTAACGGGCTAAATGCAAATGCTACCGGTATATACGCATTTTTTAATAATAATGTCCACGGGCAGTTTATTATGAAAATCCCATTAACGGGCGTACCTGCCAGCGGTACAAAGGCTTTAACCGGGCCATCGGGGCTTAGTTTTACCTATACTAAAACAACATTTAGTGTAACTGGATTGGCATTTGGTACACCTATAAGTAATTCATTTTTATCTAACGCAGGATACTCTCGAAGCGCGTCTTCTGCGTACCCTCCCGGCGGTACAACTGCCCCCAATAATCAAAACACACTTTTGTAATTATGTTTACACACTACGCACAAATTGAAAATGAGGTGGTGGTCGCTTACCCTGTTGACCCACACAAAATGGTTGATGGGGAAATAACACCAACTGAAAATTGGCTTGGTGGCGAGTTTGAAGGTAAAACATACGCCTATTGCCATGATGAACAACCTGCAATTGATCCCACCCAAGACTTGGTAGAAACCGCGCCTGTTTTTGATCCTGCGCGTGGATATTGGTATCGTCAGTACACCATTGTCCCCGCTTCCGCCGAGGTAGTTGCTAAACGAACTGCAAAGCAAACCGCAATTGTTCAAGATTGTGTAGCCGATATTATCAATAGTGTGCAGGATGCGCTGGCTGGGAATTTAACAGATGCAGACAAAGCGTTGTGGGTTGAGTTTCGCAATCAAACTTTGGCTGTTCTGTCTGCTCCCACATTTCCGTGGAATATTGTTTGGCCTACGCCGCCAGAAAACACTTCTGTTAAATGGTACGGCGAAACAGTTGACATTGGAGTAACTCGTGTCTAGCCCTATTACTGACCTAAAACTTGTTGACAACGTGTTTGTCAAAATGCACCGCTTTCTTAGTACGGGCGATACACATGAAGGTCATGCGCATGTTTTTGACCACATCACATTGCTTGCTACCGGCTCCGTAACAATGAAGCATGACAAGGGCGAACAAGACTTTACTGCCCCGCATTTGATTGTGACTCCCAAGGGCGTTGTACATCAGTTTATTGCCAAAGAGCCAAATACAATTTTTTGCTGTATTCACGCTATTCGTGACGGCAGCGCTGTGGATGACGTAGCTTCTCAAGATATTACGCCAGAGCAAGCGTTTGAATTAATGACTCAGTATCCTTTAACTTAAACATAACCATGACCAATGCGCTGGCTCTTACTGTTACTGCTGTTGGGGCTAGTTGGAGCCGTAGCCAAGAATGGCTGTTACGTGCGCGAGTTTTATGGAATTGGTTACACAATCCACAACCCGTCCGAGCGTCATCAGCAAATGGTTGCGTGGCTAAAGAACAATGCGCCCTACTGCAAATCCGAAGATTATGTGGTGATTTGGAACAACCTGCCTATGTGGGCGGGTACAGCAGATTCGGCAGAAGCCCGATCTTTAATTTTGCGTGGTTATGAAGAAGCGATTAAACGTGAAAAGAAATGATTCAGCTTCACAAATGGTTTCCGTTTGTGCATCCCAGCCCACCGGAACCCAGCCCATAGCCTGCAAGTATTTCCAGCACCATTGGAACAGTGGATAAAGCAGAAACTGATAGCCCATAGCAGCTACACCGATCCAACCGATGGCAGGTCGCCAGCCGCTGACGAACACGCTGGATGACGCAGCTTCAATCTTGTTAACCTCAATCTGCGCTAGGTCTGTAGCTTGGTCGATTCGCTTCTCTTCAAGATCAAGCTTACGTTGCTCAATCTCCATCTCCATCTTTTCTTTGTCGGTGGTAATTAGGTCGCCTGCAACCTTGCCCACGGCTTCAATAATTGATCCAACGGCAAGCAAGCTCATTTCAAACCTTTCAGTGTGCGGTTTAGCCAGCCCTTGAGGAACTTGACCTGCACGGGGTTCTTGTTGCATATCTCAACGTAACGGGCAATCTTTGCCAAGGCGTAGGATTCTTTGAACCGCTGACCGTCTGTAACTTGGTTGAGCTTCTCGATGGTCTTAGCACCGATGCCGCCGTCAGGGGTAGCACCAACAATCAACTGAGCCAGCTTTACCGCCATGCCCATACCTGCGTTTACACCAAAGTTAAAGATGGTATTAGCTACGTCTTGGTTTGAAATCTCATTACCACGCATCTTGTCCCAGAACTCTGTGCGGTAAAACTCGCGCACCATAGGCGTAAGGGAGCCACCAAATTCTTTCTTATCCACCAGCGCCCAGCCGGGCCACTGTGGGTTCTTGTTCCTAGCAATACCTGCATAAGTCATACCGCCCGTGTCGCCGGGTACTTCGTGGAGGACGTAGCCGCCCTCGTCTTGCATCATCTGCTCAAAGGCTGGTTCAAACTGTGCCATTATTTTTCCTTGGGCTTGTCTTCATTTTGCATGAGTTTGATACCAGACAGGAACCCAATCATGCCGCCGATAAGAGTAGAAAAAGCGGGTGAAATCATCTTGAAAATTTCGGCGTTGTCCACTTCCTTGGCCCACAGACCCAACATAAAGGCAATTACCATGGCCAATACGGAGATACACAGGGTTGTGCTTACCATCAGCGTGACGTACAGCGTCAGTTTTTCCTTCGTGTCTGGCACGTGTTGGGGTGGTTTCTTGGTCATACAAGTTTGTCAATCTCGCGTTTAAGGTTTGTGATATCTCGCGTTTTTGTGATCTG